ATAGAATTAAATCCTTCTTATGTAAATGAATCAGATATAGAAAAAAAAGAACGAGAATTAGACGGCACAAGAAAAGGTAGAGATGAGAGAATTTTTAATCTTCTTGAGTGTCACGTAAACTTAGACATAGACGGATTTAATGATGTTGATGCAGAAGGTCTGCCAACAGGAATTAAACTGCCGTACATCGTTACCATTGAAGAAGGATCTAGAGAAACTTTATCTATTAGAAGAAACTATGAAATAGGAGATCCTTTAAAAAACAAAATAGATTACTTCGTACACTTTAAATTTTTACCAGGACTTGGCTTTTATGGCTTTGGATTAATTCACATGATTGGTGGATTATCTAGAACAGCAACATCAGCTTTAAGATCATTGTTAGATGCAGGAACGTTATCAAACTTACCTGCTGGATTTAAAATGCGTGGTATAAAAATGAGAGACGAGAATCAACCAATTCAACCTGGAGAGTTTAGAGATGTAGATGCTCCTGGTGGATCTCTTAGAGATGCTTTCATGCCTCTTCCTTTTAAGGAACCATCGCAAACCTTATTATCGCTTATGGGTGTCGTGGTACAAGCAGGTCAAAGATTCGCTTCAATAGCAGATCTGCAAGTGGGAGACGGGAATCAGCAAGCTGCAGTGGGCACGACAGTTGCTATGCTTGAAAGAGGGAGCAGAACAATGTCTGCCATACATAAAAGATTGTATGCCTCTATGAAAAAAGAATTTAATTTATTAGCAAGAGTTTTCAAATTATATCTACCTCCAATCTATCCATACGATATTGTCGGCGGTCAAAAACAAGTCAAGCAATTAGACTTCGATGATAGAGTAGATATATTGCCGGTTGCAGATCCAAACATATTTTCTCAAACTCAGAGAATCTCCCTAGCCCAAACGGAAATGCAACTGGCTTCGTCCAATCCACAACTACACAATCAGTATCAAGTGTATAGAAATATGTATGAAGCGTTAGGTGTAAAAGATATTGACTCTATTTTAATTAGACCACAACCACCAACACCAAAAGATCCTGCATTAGAACATATCGATGCATTAGGTGGAAAACCTTTTCAAGCTTTCCCTGGTCAAGATCATAGATCACACATTACTGCTCACTTAAATTTCTTAGAAACAAACATGGTTAAGAACGCACCTGCAGTTGGAGCGTCTATACAAAAAAATATTTTAGAACATATTAGTTTAATGGCACAAGAACAGATCGAATTAGAGTTTAGACAAGAGTTGCCACAACTAGCACAGATGATGCAGATGGCACAACAGAATCCACAGATGCAACAACAAGCTATGGCTATGCAACAACGTATCGAAGCTAGAAAAGCTGTACTAATTTCTGAAATGATGGAAGAATACATGAACGAAGAGAAAAAAATTACTTCACAATTTGGAAATGACCCTATTGCAATGTTAAGAGCTAGAGAATTAGACCTTCAAGCACAAGAGAACAACAGAAAAAAACAAGAAGGTGAAGATAGAATTAACTTAGACCGTATGAAAGCCATGATGAACCAACAAAACGTAGATGAGAAGCTAGATCAGAACGAAGAACTAGCACAATTAAGATCTGACACGTCTATTAAGAAAACAATTTTAACAAGTGAACTTAAAAAGGACAATTAATGATTAATAAAAAAGAAAAAAACACTTTAAAGAAACATAAAAAGCATCATACAACAAAACATATGGCATCAATGAAAAAAGATATGAAAAAAGGCATGACTTTTAATAAATCGCATAATAAAGCTATGCGAAAGGTTGGAAAATAATGGCTTGGTTTGGTTTAGCAAAATTAGCATTCTCTGCTGGAAGTAAAATCTACGCTAATCGTCAAAAAACAAAAATGGCTATGTCTGATGCACAATTAATGCACGCAGAAAAGATGGCTAGAGGCGATGAAGCTTATCAAGGCAAATTATTAGAGTCTAGACAATCAGATTGGAAAGATGAGGCGGTTTTAATTATATTAAGCACACCTATAGCAATTTTAGCTTGGGCAGTGGTATCGGATGACCCTACAGCAATGGACAAAGTAAAGCTATTTTTTGAAATGTTCTCAGAATTACCTAAATGGTTTACAAATTTATGGATACTTGTAGTTGCTAGTATTTATGGTATAAAAGGAACACAAATATTTAAAGGAACAAAAAAATAATGGCTGAAAAAAAAAGAAGTATGGCAGGAATCAATCCAAGCTACTTTATAAAACAAAAACAACTAAAAAAGAAAAGAAAAGAAGCTTCTGAAAAACCAAGAAGAAATTTAAAAAAGGTAATGTCAACAAAAGGCATATCAAAAGTTTTTAAAGATGGTGGAAGATCATAACAATTAATAACTAGGGAGGATAAAATATGACAAAAGATTGGTTAAAAGGTACGACAGTTACAAAAGAACAAAAAATTACGAAACATGAAAAAGAAAAAGAGATAGAAGCTACAGATGCTCTTTCTTCTCAAACAGTTGAAATAAAAAATGCTAAAAGAATGTTATCGTCTAAATCAAAAAAAGCAACTTGGTACTAAACTAAAAAAGGAAAACAATGCAAAGAACAATGTATAAATCAGGAAGTTTAAAAAAAGTTCCTGCAGGAAGCAAAGGATTAAAAAAACTACCAACTCCCGTTAGAAATAAAATGGGTTTTATGAGTAAAGGTGGCAGAGTTAAAAAAGCAGCTGGCGGCGGATTGTACGCAAACATACATGCAAAACAAAAAAGAATAGCAGGTGGCTCAGGAGAGACGATGAGAAAAGTTGGAAGCAAAGGTGCTCCAACAGCAGCTAATTTTAAAAGAGCAGCTAAAACCGCAAAAGCATAATGGCTACTGCTGCATGGCAAAGAAAAGAAGGTAAAAACCCTTCTGGTGGATTAAATAAAAAAGGTGTTGCATCTTACAGAGCAGCAAACCCTGGGTCTAAATTAAAAACAGCAGTAACAACAAAACCTTCTAAACTTAAAGCAGGTTCTAAATCAGCAAACAGACGTAAATCTTTTTGTGCTAGAATGAAAGGCATGAAATCTAAACTTACTTCTGCTAAAACGGCAAGAGACCCGGATAGTAGAATAAACAAGTCTCTTAGAAAGTGGAATTGCAATTGAAAAAAACAAAAGCAAAAATAAAGAAAGTAATTAAAGGTTTAAACAAAGCTTCTAATTTACATGCGGGTCAAGCTAAAGTATTGAAAGGAGTTTTAAAAAAACATGCAACTAGAAACAGTAATAGTAAAACTTAATAGACTCTTAAATCAAAGACTAGAAGATTTATCTATAGCGGTAACGTCCGGCGCTATTGACAATATGGAGAATTATAAGTATATAGTAGGACAAATTAAGGCACTAGAATCAGTGCGTCAGGAACTCTCTAACCTGCTAAATGATAAGGAGCAAAAAAATGGAACAGTCGTCAACATCAAAGATACAACTACCGAATAAAAAATTAGTAGGTGTAAAACAATCACTAGAAAAAAAAGAAGATACAAATAAAATACCTAACCCAACGGGTTGGAGACTTTTAGTATTGCCATTTAAAATGGATGGTAAAACTAAAGGTGGAATACATTTATCAGATTCAACTATTGAGAGACAACAAGTTGGTTCTCAATGTGGTTTAGTTTTAAAGATGGGTCCACAGTGTTACAAGGATAAAGAGAGATATCCTGAAGGCCCGTGGTGCAAAGAGGGAGGATGGGTAATGTTTGCTCGTTATGCTGGATCCAGAATTAAAATAGAAGGTGGGGAAATACGTCTGCTAAACGATGATGAAGTTTTAGCAACTATCGAGAGTCCAGAGGATCTCTTGCATGAATATTAACCATAGGAGGAAACTATGCCAGAAGTAGAACAAAAGAACATGGTAGACATTGATACATCCGGTCCGGGAGCCGAGATCGAAGTATCAGAGAAAAAAGATGAGTCGGTTGTAGAAACCGAGGCCGTTACAGAAGAAGCAGTAACCACGGACCAAGAACCAGTAAAAGAAGAACCAGTAAAACAAGAAGACGAAAAACTAGAAGACTACAGTAAAGGTGTACAATCTCGTATTGCAAAATTAACTCGTAAGATGAGAGAAGCGGAGAGAAGAGAACAAGCTGCGCTTGAATACGCAAAAGCTGTTGAAAGTAAAAGAGAGCAAACAGAATCTAAATTTACGCAAGTAAATAATGATTATGTAAAACAATACGAAAACAGAGTGACTAATGGCATGGACTCAGCTCAAAAAGAGTTGTCTATCGCTATAGAATCTGGGGATGCTGTTGGACAAGTGGAAGCGCAGAAAAAAATAGCTGCTCTATCAATTGATTCAGCAAGACTTAATGTTCTAAAGGAAAGTAAAGAAAAACAGATAGAAACACCTAAGACAAATTTATCTGATGGAACTAAACTTCCTAGACAAACACCTCAACAATTACCAGATCCAGATCCTCAAGCAGAATCTTGGGCATCTAAAAATTCATGGTTTGGACAAGATAGAGCCATGACTTTTACAGCATTTGAAATACATAAAGATTTAACCGAAAAAGAAGGTTATGATCCTAAATCAGATGAGTATTATGTTGAAGTTGACAAAAGAATTAGGGTTGACTTTC